CCAGTATCTAGAGTTACTTCAAATAAATCCACATCTAAAGTCTGACCAATACGATTGGCTCGTTTTACAGCTTGTTCGTATGTGCCTGACCTAAAGGGTAAGTTTAAGAATATCACTCGATTGGCTTCAGTTAGAGGTACAGCTTCTGATAAGGTTTTATAAGTAGTAATCAATGGGTTAATCTCACTGTCTTCTTTAAAGATCTTGGTCTGAAGTGCTAAACCATTACCAGAAGTAGTTTCACCAAAAATACTAATCGGTTTAAAACCTTTTAGTTTTAATTGGTATTCTGTCTCTTTTACTACTTCTACGTAATCTGTAAAGATAATTGTTTTAGCTTGAGCATTCAAGATTAGATCGGGTAAGTTAGACTGATAGATTTCTCCATCTTCAGAAATTACTTTAGCATCTGTTACTAACTGTTTAACCATATCAGCATTACAACGAGAACGAGCTTTACCTAAGATATTACCTAAAGCCTCACCCATTATTGTAAGCTCTACGTATTTGTAAACAGATTTAGCTTTTCTAAATACTTTCTTAACATCATTAGGTAATCTTGGAATGATTACTTTATCCTCGTAATAGTTGCACTCTAACACATATTGCTTGTGCTTAGGATCTGTAGGCGAATAACCATTATGTAATGTTTTCGCTTTTACCAAGTAATCTTCTAAATCGGCTCTAAAGAAACCAGTATCTCCTCTACCTTTAACAACACGGCTACGATAGACTTCTATCGAACTAAAGAAATCATCTTCGTATTTCTTAGCATTCTTCTGATAATATTCTTTTCTTTCTTTTACATAATCGATCATCTTATTCGATATGGTTTTTAGAGTATAGTCAGCCCCATTTTGTAAAGTTACTTTGACTTTATGGGTGTACTGCTCTACTCCAGATCCATTGGTCTTAATTTCAGACCTTACTAACTGTAATCGATGAGCCATTACCGAGATTGCATAAACACCAGAAATACCAAATACCTTTAGGAATGACTTATAAACACTTTTATCGAATAATCTATCGATAGTAGCAAACATTGTCATGGTTTCCGTACCTAATGCTTTAATGGGTGTTCCTGACATCCATAAACAGAAGATTGGATCTATCTTAGAAACCAATTCTCTAAACTGTATAGAACGTTCTGAATTATGTGAGTTTAAGGAATGGCAGTTTCCTGTAACTGATACTTTATTATTATACCGTACATAGAACATTCCACTAGGCACAGTAACACAATAAAAATCAACAGGCTCATCGTACTTATTTATTACTTTTTTAGTACTTTGATTATTAACTAATAATACCTTCATCATGTAAATCCGATGAACATCATTATAAGTTTCTTTCCTATCATCTATACTAAGACTTCTTTTTATCCTAACACCGGCATTTGCGGCAATTAATTGAACAATATCGGCATTAGCAGAATCGGTAGTAGAGTAGTAAATATATTTATATACCCCATCAACTGGAGAATACTTATATCCATCCCATTCTATAAGTTCTTCAATAAACTCTTCGCACCAATCTGACGATTTATCGGATAAATCCACCCAACTGTCAAAATATTTAATTTTCTTAGTATATCTTTCATAACCTTTAAGAAAGCCCAACATCTCGAAAGGTATTCTAATTAAAAATCTTCTACCGGTACCATTCGCATAGCTAGAATGATATATCGAATAATCAACACCAACATCTTTTAAAATATCTAATAATCTATTAATCTTTCTTTCTTTAACTAAATGAAGTTCAATTTTTATAAATTTACTAACTCCCGAAACATAATTAATAGAACCATCAGCTTGAATTGCGATTAATAATCTTTCTAAAGGAGTGAGTTTTGTCTTACCGTTATTTACTAGAAATCCAGACACAATGGCTTTATTCTCGTATCTTGGATAAAAATCTTTTGACAATTTTTCTTTAAGAAATAGTTCTTTACCTCTACGTTGATGTTCCTTATAAATCATTCGATGATTAGGAGTAACTACTTGTTCCCATCTAGAATTTATATAATGGTGAGATTCTAAAGTAGGTTTCTTGACTACCCTACTAGGATTTACCCATGAATTACTTCCGTCTGGATTATACTGTAATACTTTATCATCTATTGTAACATCTTTAATTGATTTAAAACCAGTAGGTGTAAGTACTTCGGTATCTGGATGTAAACATTCATCTAAAATGACTCCGTATCTTTTATTAGGAATTTTAATAGATTTTAAATAATCATTTAATTTTCCTAATGACTCGTAATGACAAACAATAAAACGATCATTAATATCGAAGCCAGCTGGTTTACTAGGTCCGTATAATATTGGCAATGACATTGAGTAAGGTTGTGGTTCTTTATAGATTCTAGTAATGGTTTCATCCCATACGTCATTAACTGCTTTCTTAGGACAAACGACAATAATTGTATCTGCATCCAATACTTCCATCAAAGAAATCGAAGCGGCCGTCTTACCAGCACCAGGTGGTGCATCTAATAGATAACCATTAAGACCTAATAGTTTACTTTTCCAAACACAATCATCAATAAACTTATCTTGATAATCAAATAGTTTAATGTTATTAAAAATCCTATTTAATTTAGATTTATCTAATTTAGGAATTGCATTAGGTTCAGTTTCATTAATAATTTTAATATTAGCAATGAGTGGAATCTTTTCTAATTCTGTTCTGATTGCTAATAGCTCTCGTCCTGATCTAATTCTTCTTTTAAATTTAGGATCAGTTAGCAAAGTATTAATCGCATGATAAAAATCAGGCAAGTAAAACATACTGAAAACTAAACGAGAATAACTAACGTTGTCTAAAATACTATAAAGCATTTTAGAACCAATATATTTCTCTAGATCTCGACAAACATACAAGAATCTTAATCCGGTAATTTCTACCTTATTACGGATAGGATCGACTTCTACATTTAGTCCTCTTAGCAAATTTAGTATAGACATTTTATTACACCATTTTATTGTAAATAATATTCATTCAAACAAAATGACTTATCCCCTCCTGTAGCCTATTCAGCTACAGGAGAGTAAAGCCAATCAAACTCTGTTAAAGGAAAGTATTTATGAAATAAAAATCATTAACAAAATCCGCTCCGAGGTAAAATGAGTAGATCGATTCTATTTCATATAGTACTAACTTAAATTAATTTCCAATATCCCAGAATGCCCCTTCTTCTTCCCCTTCTGCATTTCGAACAGATCCAAATTTAGATAACGAAGTATCCGTACCATTAACATCCCATCTTAAACCACCAATCTTTTGGAATTCCAAAATAAAGAATTTATGTTCTTCTGGAGTGTCATTCTGACCACGGTGTTTACCACGTGCAAATGTTTGATATTTTCGTCCATTGTCTTTTACAATATCTACAAACAATTCCAATTCAGGTTCACGAGATAAACCACGACAACCCTCGTAATAAGAACCATCAGAGATTTGCATTGATAGCATCTTATTGCCTTGACGTTTTAATTCCATGGCATCTGGAGATAATTGAACAGGTGTGAGTAATGCAATATTTTTTGCAGCAAAGAAGTTTTTGGTTCTTCTAAACAATTCTTGAATATCCGCATCAGCACGAGAATGAGACAAGCCATTCTTATTAGCTAAGTTAAGATAGTCAATCAATGTTAAATGGATTTCGTAACCTTGGGATTCAAACTGCAATATACAACTTTGAATTTCTGCATAAGACCAAGTAGATGAGTCAGCACGGATGATTCTAATGTCGTAACCTGTTTCTGATAATTTTTTATAAACATATTCTGCAGCTTCACGTGAAGACAGTCTTTGCTTATCTTCATCTGTAATCTTTACATTCTCTAAGTTTTCCTTTAAGAGAATGTAAAGGTTAAATAATACGATAAGCATGTCATCTTCAAAAGAAATCAATAACATCAATGGTTTCTTTTTTTGGTCTGTTTGTAGATTCTTAGGGTTATTAAAGATGCATCCGGAAATGAACATGGATAAACTCACACCTGTTTTGTTATTGTGTGCTAAACCACCTACGGTAGTTAATTGACCTAATCGTAATCCACCTCGAGTCATTCTGTTCATTGCTTGCCACGGCATCTTAATCGTGCGAGAACCATCGTTTTCTTTACGAATTAATTCAAACTGTTCTGCTACTGCGTCGATATCTGACAAATCTACTTCGCAAATAATCCCAGGAATTTCTTCACCAGAATAGTTTACTAAGTCAATAATACCATTTAGATTAGAAGACATGTATTGATTCAAATCACCAATCTTATCACGATTGAACTTTAAATCAAAAGTCATCTTATCTAAAAGCATGGTTGCTTTCTTTTCTTTTAGATACTTGTTTAATTCGAATCGATAAGATAGAATGGTTCTTTTTAATTCGTCCTCATCTAACTGGAAAGAAATGTTGTCTTGAATACTTTCGAATAAAACGACATCAGAAGAGCAAGCAATTCTAATGTGTTGGATTAAGTCATTGTAAGGAGTAGGATGTTCCTTACTGACCATGTTTAAAACAACGTTCTTTAATTCATTTACTGTTGAGTCAGTACCAGAAATATCATTTGAGTTTATTTTTAAAGTAGTGATGACATCTAATACAAGTTGTTTGGATAAGTCATTTTCTCCAGACTGCCCTTCTCTAAACAGTAAGGAAATGCATTTTGCTAACAGTGCTTTTACATCCATTTTATTTAGACCTCGTTCATTAAATTAGTTTATCAGTTAGTTTACCAGCATACACTATTGATCTATTTTTATTTTGTCTTATTATAGTCGTTAGTTAAAATTATGAATTATTACCGGTAATTCTATTTTCTAGTTAATTATGCATAGATAGTTTAATACTTGAATTATTTCCTTATTAAACTATAAAAGAACAATTAAAGGATTGCAAAAATATGTCCGTACTAAACCTGCCTAATGATTCTATTAAAATCATTTTGGTACCTGAACCGATTGTAGAAGATCTTAAAGCAGTTGGTTATACAATAAATGATTTACTTTATTATGACAAAGCAAGTAAAGTTCTTAATAAGAACGCTTTGAAAATTTTTACTGTCTTGAATTCCAAATATAATCCTCAACGACTAGATTTCGTTTACGGTTCAGAGGTTCTTACTCCAGTGTTGAGTGAGACTTTGGACGTACGAGACTTATGGCTTGAAACTTCCGATCAAGATACTCGCGAAGAGATCCGTAATGATTTCGTTGCTAGTGATGACAATTCAGGATATTCTTTGGATCAATACGAATACGATGCTTCACAAGCTTTGCTTAGTGTACTGAATGGTCTTGATTCTGCTATGGCCAGTGGGAAAGATATTTATGAAGATATCTTACCTGCTAATGATGGTAAGTACTTCTTTATCATTCTGCCTTTTATTAAGGCTACTGGTAATGAGTCATCCTCTCCTAACAAAGAGACTTTAAGTATTTTTGCGAAAAATGTGTTGGCTACTATTTTGAGAAAAAGCGCATTTTACCATGATTCAAAAACTATTGCTCAAAGTAGTATTTTTGTCAACTATTTAGCTACTAAGTTAAATATGTAGGACAGATAATACGTATTTTCGTATTAATTTTCTTTACAGAAATATTTTTAACTAAACTTTTACGTAAAAGGTTAACCACAAATGTCTATTTTTAAGAAAAACGCTAACCGTTCACTCGGTAAATCTCGCGAAGCCTTGATCGGTGAAATCGCAAAAGACTTTTATTCTGATGTCCAACTGGGTCGCGAATCCGTTAGCCTGTTGGGTGCTTTGATGCTCTCTCGTGAATCTGTTGACGAATCTCAAATCGAACAACTGGATGAGACTTCAGGTTCTGTAATCGCTTCTACTGCCACCAGCATTTCTGATACTGCTAAAAAAGAAGGTGCTGAGCTGACTCCTGAAGAAGTAGATAACATCCAAGAATCTTTGGTGATTGCTGCTAACCCAGAAGCTTATTTGAAATCTGGTGATGCTGACGAATCTGCTGGTACCGTACATGGTATCTTGGGTGGTGAAGTAGAAGCTGCTCCTGTACAAGTAGAAATGAGTAAAGAATCTTTCGAAGTACACGGCATGATGAACACTCTGGCAATGACTGTTGCTTACAACGTTCGTGCTGACAAACAATCTAAAGCAGCTGAGTTGTTCTTCCCTACTATTAACTTGGACTTCTCTTCTAACACTTATACCATCGACACTCAACTGTCTACTGTATTCACTGAGAAAGAATACGAAGTAACTGGTAAACGTGACGCTTACCGTAACCAAAAACACATCATTAAATCTTTGCGTAACCACACCATCCTGAAGTCTAACTTCACTGATGTGATCCCTGTGTTCCGTCAAGGTCAAAATGAAGACTCTTTCGTAGACACTGCTCTGTTGCCAGTACGTTCTGTAGAGAACGACAATGGCGAGAAATTCCAAACCTCTTTGCTGCGTATCGGCGAAGAAATCAAACTGTTGGACATTTCTCAAACTAACCGCATGATCGCTCTGGGTATGCAAGACGGTACCGACCAAATCGCCGGTAACCCACGTCTGAAAACCATCGGTCTGAAAGTAGGTAACGATACTGTATTGTTCGAAAACCTGCAATACCATCAAGCTTCTCAGTTCACCTACTCTCCTAAAGGCGACCGTGAAGACATCTTGTTGACTTATGATGTTAACACTCACTTGCTGGACGAAAATACTAAAGCTGTTAAATCTGGTAAATTGCCTACTGAACTGCAAGCTCTGAAAGACAAAGGTCTGGAAGCTTTGGTACGCTTGGTATTGACTGGTCGTGGTAACACTGATACCAGCGCCTTCGAAATCACTTCTGGTTCTGTTAAAGTAACTGCTATCCGTGATGCTGTTACTAAAGAAGTTAAAGATTTGGAAGATCCAGCTCTGAAACCTTTGATCGACGCGATTAAAGAAACTGAAGTAATCGGTTGGGAAATCGATGCTACCCGTACTAACAGCAACATCCGTGAACACGGTATGGTGTTGGATAGCCGTGTACAACGTATTATCTACGGTGTACGTCTGCACTCTCCAATCGCTGTTCGTCGTCCTTTCGATGAGAAAACTGACGTAACTGACGCTCAACGCGTTGACACTCTGATCCAAACCAACTACATGCGTCGTACTAACGCTGCGATCACTGCATTGTACGATATCTTGGGCATGTTGAAAGCTGCTCCACAAAAACTGGACACTACTGAACCATTTGCTCACTCTATCGTTGGTATCGGTCAATACTTCTCTAAAAACTACGTACGTGACGTAGCATTGGATGTTTACAAAACTACCCAATCTATGCAAACCACTGATGTTCGTGCTAACGCTTCTGCTGTTATCACTAACTTCGTATTGGCTGAGATGACTCAAGCATACACTTCTTCTGAATTGGCTGCTGCTTACGAAATCATCTCTGGTGGTGCTAACTTCCGTCCTCACGTAATTGCTATCGCTGACGTGTTCACTAGCAAATTCATCTTCCGTGAAGGTGATGCTCGTACCCTGGGTGATGGTTTTGACTTCACTATCGAAGAATGTTCTGACAACCGTTTGGTTGACCAAGACAAAGATGGCGAAGTTGGTACTATCTTCTTGTCCTTCGGTGTACCTAAAAATGGTTCTCTGGACATCCCTCTGTGGTTCGGTAACTGCTTGAGCAAACGCGAAATCCCACGTATCGTTAACCGTGCTCGTGGTAGCAAATACCAACACGAAGTAATGGTACAACCATGGTTCAGCCACATCTGCCACTTGCCAATCTTGGTACGTATCCGTGTGACTGGTCTGAAGAAAGCCGTTCAAGAGCGTATCCCTTTTGCTGTTCAAGCTTTGACTAAAGAAGGTGAAGTACCTCTGACTGCTGAAGCTACTGCTACTCCTGCTGCTCCTGCAGCTGGTGCCGGTGCTGCTGCCGGCGTTGCGCCTTAATACCAAGTAATGGTTTGCTAATCTTTAGCTAATATAGACTCTTACTCCTCTACTCCTTACGGGGTAGAGGAGTGAGGGTTCTATGTTTATTTTATTATAAATCTATACTATTAAGGTGAAGTAATTAAACCAACTTTTATAAAGGAAACTAATTATGGAAAAGAAATACGAATTGGTTAAAGATGATTTTGTAATGGTCAACGGTAATAAGCTGTACCGTATTAAATCATTAATTGATATCGAACCTTGGGTAGCTGCAGGGCAATTAGGTGGTTATATTGAGAAAGAAGAAAATCTTTCTCATGAAGGAACTTGCTGGGTATTTGACCATGCCATGGTTTACGATAAAGCTGTTATTAAAGAAGATGCACAAGTATCCTTAAATGCTCAAGTATACGGACAAGCTATTATGTCTGGACAATCTATGGCTAAAT